TTTGTACTGTGAGACATCGTTAACGAAAAGGTTCTCTAGGTAATCCCTTGACTGGTAACCTATCAGTCTCTGTGCCAACTGTTGCTGTGATTCATCGAAGTTGTTAGACTCCAGATCGTAGAAATCACTGAACTGTGATATCTTGTAGTCGAAGTTTGGAATAAGTTGTGGTGCAGGTTTCTCTGCTTTTAAAATCCAGCTGGTGCTGTCAAATTTTGTTGTCGAGTTGTGATTGACCTTCGCGACATAGAACTTGCCTTGGAACTCTATTGAGTCGCCTATGTTGTAGTCTGTGTTGGCCAACCAGTAAGTCACCTGAGCCGCATCAAAGACGAATCCTGGTGCATAGTAATCCCCATTCCATCCGGATGTCTTGAAACCAACTAGTTTGAGTCTCTGCTGTCTGAATCCTGTAAATGGATCATATATGATGTCCGCGAACACTGTGCTGTTGTCAAACAACAGGATGTGTTCTTTCTGTACGGTGTTCAGTGCTATGTTGTACAGGCCGGTGTCCTGTGATTTAATACCTAGTTCAAATGTCTTGCCTATCCTCTTGGTAGATATATCCCGGATGTCGATCTTCCTGCCTCCTGCATCAAGTAGTGAATAATCTCCTGCAAGATTCCTTAATCTGCCAACAACTGAATTGTTAGTGTCCAACTCAAACCCATCAGCGGCCGGTGAGACCGTAACAGCCGAACCTGGTGCCCATTCTTGTGTGGTCCAGAATAGGAATTCCCTCACTGCGTTTGCCCAGTTGAGCGTTTCCTTCAATTCTTTTGAATACTTGTTAAATTTAAATCCTTGGTCTTCTAGCCAGTGCCCGTAGCCAAACAAGAAATCTGCGACATCCTGTATCGTTGTGAACACATACCCATAGGGTATTGTCTGTGTGTTTTCCTGGTAGTTGTTGTATCGTGATACCGGTGTCGCTCCTGCTACGGAAACCGCTGATTGTGTTGTTGTCTTTACAGGATAGTTAAATTTGAAATATGGTTTTGTTGTCGAATAGCCTAAAACCTTGTAGCCTCCTAACAGAGTTGATCCATCCTGTCCGGTGTCAGTGTTCTTCTCTATCAACACACCAGAGTAAGTGAAACTCTCAACAGGGTTTGACGCCCTAAACAATATCTTGTAGTTTTCATCAGGTATAAATTTAGATCCTGATGTTGACCCCGGAGATACGGAATCTGTCAACACTTTCAAATTATCCTTGTCTGTGAATCCTCCCAGCTTGTATGCCATCTGCACTGTTAGATTCTTCATCTTGTTGTAATAGAATGTTGTGGTATCTACATTTCTAGATATCAAGTAGTTGACAACAAAGTTCTGATAGCCTGCTGTCTGGTATCTCGTGGTTACTCCTGTGTTGTTGTCTGTGATCGTTTCTAGATGGTACTTGGCTGTTGCAAGAGTATTCCTTATTCCCGTTTCTGAATATATTTGATTTCCTGCCGTGTTTGTTGATAACCTGGAAAGATCAAAATAGTTAGAGAAGAATTTAGCTGGTTTCGTAAGTGCTAGTGTCTTCATCACAGTGAAAGGATATGCACTCGATTTACGCCATGACGTTTCGGCCGGTGCTTGGTCTCCAAATTTCCATGAGAACTGTCTTCCCGGTAGGTCAAGATTACCTACAAGTCCTGCCGCAAGTGGATCTAGAAGATTACCCGACGCATCCACTGGTAGATAATCCAATATCTGTGGTTTACTTTGATGTCCCGACGCTGTTGCCACTGCATTCCAAAGAACCGTGTTGCCTGACGTGTATGGTGCCGCACCGTAAGTGCTTTCCCAATCTGTCGGCTTCTCTGAATGTCCTAGCATCTCCCATGGTCTTACATGCGGTGCATCAGTGTCGTAAAAATAATGATATATTGCTCTCCAGTGACCTGGCAGTTTCTCGCTTGGAGTTATCCTGTTGGTTGAGAGGGCATAGTTGTAAGTGAACGGTGACCCTTCAACAAATTGTGTGTTGTTTATGTACTGCACATTGTTCCTGCCTGCCCATGTGTAGAAGTCTGTGCCCATTACATCGTTAAGCTCTGATAGTGAGTACTCCGTTGACGAGAATGCTGTTGGTTTTACATCGTGTATATCCAACAGTGTGCTGTCGTATGTGACTTTACAGTTATTATAAATTCTTTTTTCTAGTTCTAAAATTAAATCATCTCTCTCATCACCGTATGTCTTGATGGACGATCCGTCGTGTCTCCTGATCATTGTCTGGCTAGTGAGGTATGTGTCGTCAATGAACAACTCCGGTTTAAATTTTGGATACATTCCAAGTTTAGTTGGAGATGTTGGCATGTAACTGCCTGTTGTATCAGCGTAATCTTTGATCACTACCTTGTCGCCTTCTGCAAGTGTGATAGATATCTCTATGCTGTCATCTACTGTGCTGAATGTGTAGTCTGTGCCTAATAGTAGTTGTACATCATTCAGATAAACATAAACTGCTCTATTGCTTGGAGTTGTTATGTTGTGTTGCGAGTCGAGTGCGTATTCTGTCTGTGACTCTCCCTGTACTGTGTAAGACCTAGTTGAAACATTTTCGCCCCACCCTATCATGTCTTCATAGAAAAATGGGAAAGAAGAGTTCCTGCCCTCTGTTATCAATGAGATGATATCATCCACCCTGTCAGTGGCAACGCCTTCGTATGCTGTACCTGTTGCATGTGTAAGGAATGCATGGTACCATTTTTCATATTCTTGGCTGGCGTACTCAATCGCAGAAATAAAACTAGAATCTTGATCTATCAACCCAAATATCGCCGGCAACAGAGGACCTTCGTGTTGGTGTATGCTACCGCCTTTTAGCCTGGCGTCTGGTTTGTCCCTTAGATTGGATGTTCCTGGTACTGATCCTGCTATGTCCTGGTTCTTGTCAAATATGTCAGTAACATGTTTCATTATCTGTCCATAAGTGTATGTCCCCGACTGTTGGTTTAAACTGTTCGTGGCCAAGTTGTCAGGTATCTCATATATGCCTTTGCTAACAACCTTGTCGGCACTGCTGTGGCCTGCTAACCTGATCTGATCGTTCACTGCTAGTGCTTTGTTGAATTTCACATATTTGTTTGTTGTTCCATTGACAACAGTGTAATCCGTTGTCAGTGTCTTCCTGGATCCATTCACGGAAACCGAAAGTTCCAGATCCGTTATTGTAGAAGAATTCTTGTAGAAGTCAATAGGGAACAACTGTTTCTCTGTGTCATCTGCAATGAATGTTCGTACCACCCTCTGTCTGCTCTCGTTCGTCCTCTTTATCCAGGCGCTCTTGGAGTTGTGTGTGGTCCTGCCCGTGGTGTAGTGAAGGTGCCCTATCGCTAGAGTTTCCGTGACAGTTTTGGTTCCATCCTTGTAAGTGAATGTTCCTGAGGTATGATCTGATTGAAAAACTATGTCCCCGACATTGTTTATGGTGTTGTATTTTACTTTTATGCCCAGTACCGTGTCTGTTGTTGCTGTGTCTGACGTTGCAAAGGCAAACACCTTGGCTCCTGCAAATGACGAGTTGGGATATGTTGTTGCATCATCAAAACTTATATGCTTGTTGTCCCACATGCCGAACAACGGTTGTTGATTGACCCCTGTCTTCTGCTGTGCATCTTTCCATGTGGTCGTTGCACTGTCGTAATAGAAAGTCTTGCCCTGGTTCACTGTCCCAAATTCTACGAATATGCTGTCTTTGTCAGTTGGCACTCCGTCTGCTTCCTCGGTCAGTGAGATGACCTGTGTGCTGTCACCTGCTGTCGCAAAGCTGACTTTGTAAATCTTGTTCTTTACTATGGGATCCGTGTCTGCCGCGAATATGACCCTCATTCCTTCTGTAAGTGCAATGCCGTCAACTATATAACCTGTCTGTAGTACCACGTCACTGAAGGCATCTGTTGTCACCGTGTCATACAGTGTGACAGATGTTTTTGCCACTGTTCCGTGATTGTACAAAGCAAGTCCAGAATCAAATTCTATTATGGGTCTCTTGGCCCTGGAATCCTCATTGAGTGTTGGTGTATAGCCGTTGATCCTGGCCGTCTCGTCTATGATGGATCTGTGGAACCATCTGTTGTACCTAGACCATGCATTCTGATCCCGTGAATCTCTCTTGAGTGTTATGTAATCTTTTGTGTCTGGCCTGTAGTATGCTTTTGCATAAGGTCTCGAGTCATACCCGACAGAATCATACACTATTGTACTTGCTGTGGCATAGCTGGCTGGTGTTATTAAATCGTCCACATCAGTCAATGTTATGGCATCGCCGACACCTTCCACATAGTATTCTTTGTCTTTATAGTTTGTCGCAACCAAACTATTAGTAAATTTAACTTTCATTCCGTTCGATAAATTCAATGTTCTTAAGCTGTAATTTTTTGCTCCCACTATATCGTTGGTCGGGTTAATTGCCGTTGTTGCTGTTATCGTTCTAATTTGTAATATCCCGTACATCGCATTGTGATTGCCACACTGGTAATATAAAGTGTCTGGAGTTGATACGGCATCCACATATGTGGGTACTGTAAATGTCACTGTTCCATAGTCAGCACCGTTGTTAGTGACTCCTGTTGAATATAACGTTGATGTTGATCCATCTTCCGCCACCATGCTCTTGTACGGTTCTGTCATGATCCAGAAAGGATGTCCTGTTGCATTAACTTTAAATTTGTATGTGTTTCCCCTGTAAAGTTTTACTATGGGATTATTTTCTCCTGGCCTGTTACTAAAATTATATGCACCCTTGGCAAGATTGACCACGTCGTATTCTGCCACTGCTGATGGACCTGCTGAGTCTATTTCAATAGATGTCGGACCTTCCGGTATCCAAAAGTATTCTCTGTAATTGACTAACTTGTCGTAGTCGATCGCTGGATTCCACGAGTAAACAGTTTCCTTGTTGAGTCTGTCATGGTTGTTAACCTTTCCTCCAAAATACTTGATCTGGTTTATGTAGTCATCATAGGTTCCTGTGAATTTAATCTGATCTTCTGGGTTTACGGAAGTGGTATCTCTGTCTGTGTATGTGACAGCAGGTTCCAACTGGTATGCCATCCTATCTCTACTGGTAGCTGTAAGGTATCGATCAGTTGATTGTCTAGTGTAAGCATCCTTCCTACCAATGTAACCGTCCAGTCTCTCTAGTGAACCTTTCTGTACCAAAGGATCCAGTGTGCTTGACAAGAATCTCTGGTTTGTGTCTGTCCTGTAGAATGCTGGTAGATGCTGTACAGTTCTCCTGTACTCGTTGTTGCCTTGTTTAACAACTTCGTTATTAGTTAATGAGTTTGTTGTATTGTCAGCCATTAGTATCCTGATCCACTACTGCCGGTACTTGATCCCGAACCTGTTGTAGTAGAGCCTGACACTGCTGATCCTGTTGTCGTATTTGTCGTGGCAGTTGCTGTTGCTGTAATCACACTGCCGGATGCCGCTAACTGATTGGCTCCCAATGCACTTATGATTGTAACATCATCAACGGTGGCCCCACTGATAAAAATTTCGTCCGATGCTGAATTGATTTGGAACAGAGACCCAAATACTTGTCCTGACTGGTTTGGCACAATCACTGCTGTCAGTAGATCTGGAGCAAGTTGATTGTGTACGTAAGCCGCTAGTTCTGTAAAATAAAAAGTATCACCAAAATCCCAGTTGTCCAATGCAAAGAATTCATTTACGGCGGCAATTACCCTTGTCTTGATCACTGCGTCTGTAACATTAGTTTTTGTATTCTTTACTACTTTGAAAGTTGCCTGCAGTTGTTCGTCTGCGTTCGTACCAAATAAAATTTTGTATTTCACAGGATGATATATGATCTGATCTGAAAGTGATTTAAGGGGATTTAGAATACCTGAATAATTTATCCTCAGTTGGTCCGATGTGGAAGTCAGTGGTTTTACCCCGCCATCCTGTGACCATATCCTGAATAAGTTATCGTATGTCCTCTCCAACATATATATGTCAACTATGTTTGACACGCTGGGATCGATCCTGGTCTCCTGTCCTGCATTGTGTTTGTATTGGAAACTAACGGAACTCCTGCCTCTCCTCGCTATGTAATCTGTGCTTGTTGTCAGTGTGTTTGTGGTTGAACTGTAGGATTTTATTACATCCTCATCAGCATTATAGAAATAGAACAACTGTCCATCAGTGTATGTTGATGAATTTAAAATGATTGATGCTTCTTTCTCTGCCACTACAAAATTTGTTGCGGCGTACGGTCTGTATCTCTCCACAGTATCATAAGATAGGTACTTCTCAAAGAAGACGAATTTTGTAGTTTCTGATAATGTTGGTTCGACCACTATGTCAAAAAGTTCTGGATTGTCTACCACCCCGTCATCGTCATCATCATAGAAGCCGACCTTAATTTTCCTGTTGTCCTGGAATCCATCTGCCTCCGTCACCGTGTCCACTACCTGCCATGTGATAGGGTATCCTATGCTGTTGCCTGTTGAAACAATAGAGTTTGTCTTTAGTATTTTCACAGTATCCTTGACACTTTTCCCTGTCTTGTAGTCGTAAATTTTTTCCTCGATATCATAATGGAATTTATTCTGTGATTCTGATTCAAATATGTAATCAAGTTTCCTGTACTGTACCGTGTATGTGTTCCCGTCATTGGTGAACTTGAACCACCAGCTGGCGTCCAGGTTTGTTCCTGCTGTGCTACCGGTGTTGTTGAGAGTGAACACTGAACTTGTGCTCAGGTTAGTGCTTGTGATCACTGTCCATAGTTCTGTGTTTACATCGTATCTCAGACCAAATTCCTCGTATGCTTCGATCCTGTCAATGATGTTTGCTTCCAGTGTTGTCGATAATGCTGTTGTGAATGCAGGTATCACTGCACTAAGAACTGCTCCGTCTGGTACTATGTTGTTGAGTGTGATCGGTCCTACTCCTGACTCTAGGTTTCCTACTCCATTGTTGGCACCATCTCCTGCCACTACTCCAATCTTGACCCATAGCCTGTCCTCAGCATTTTCCGTTGTCGACGTGACCAATTTCCCGTTAAGGAATTTCCTCGTGTCCGGTGATGTGAATTTTATCAGTGCACCTATTTTAGCATATTTCAGATTCGAGGTCGCAAAGTCGCCTATGCTCAGTGGTCCTCCCGATGTGAAGTAACCTGTGTTGGTGTTTGTCCCTGTTGTAGTTGAGTTCCACGTGGCAGTCAGTGTGCTTAGATCCTGTGTGCTGTATTTCAAGTAGTAGAACTGTCTAGCAGACGCTTCTTTTAATTTTGATTCAACAGACGTGTCTATCGTTGACTGTATGTTGCTCCTGTTGTTGAAGTTGAAAGTGAACTGCTGTGTACTCTCTTCTCTGTACAGAATTCCGTCCTCTGCGAACACACTCACGTTTGAATACGCTCCTGTCGGATCTAGTATTTCTTTTGCTCTCGATATACCAGATGCTGTTCTGTTTACTGATCTAACCTTTACTATTTCCTGCGATGCTGACAAAGGGACAACCTGGTAGTCTTCCGCAGTTATCATCCTGTTCTGGGAGTAGTACACCTGTGGTGCCTTCTCCTTGATCGAAGCGTTTGATTCTGTTGCCGCGGAGTTGTAGACGCTGGCTTTGAGACTCATCGTTATGTTCAGTGACTGCTGTGCACCGTTGGCATCTGTGTATGGCACTGTCAAAGACACTCCCTGCATGTCTGCTGGCTGTATCGCATACTTGGCGTTGTCACTGGTCCTGTGGTATGTCCTGAACGAGCCCAATGGTAGATTTGAAAAATTGCCATCCCCGAACACAAGGTCAACGGAATCATTCGCTTTCGTCACAACATTGTAGGTGTTCCTTTCCTCTTTTGCAAGTGAATTGTAGATTGCGTTGTTACCTGACAGTGAAGGTACCTCTGTCCATTGTTCTGATTGCTGTCCAAACTGGTCCAACTTGTACAACCAAACATCAGTGTTGTTGATGTTCGAAACGTTTAAGCTCTTGATGTAATTTGTTATAGCTGTGTCCACGGAAAAATTTTGCTGTTGCATCTGACCTTGTTTGAAGAGGAAGAAGAAGCCTGTGTTGTTCGAGCTGTCTCCCGAACCATCTGATCTGTACATGTAGGTCAATCCTGTTCCCGGTACCGGTGGTGACTCGTATATTGACTCCGACTTGTTTATCGTGCTTGGCACTATCTCGAATGCTCTGCCGGTTCCGCCTATTGTCTTGTTGAAGGTGAATATGGGTAGGTCCAGCTGGTTGGAGCTCAATGTATAAACTTCTGTGTCGATGCCTCCTACTGCTGTTGCTTCTCTAGGTTTGCCAAATAGCTGTCCCGTCTGGTTTGCCGCATTTAAAATCGATATGAACTGTTCTCTGTAATTTGAGTTTGATGAATCATTCCATATAACTGTGCTGTTTGCGAGATTGGATCCCGACGAATCCGTAACATCCTGCGTCGTGGAAACTGAATCTACTTTTAGTAGGCCTGTCGCTGGTTGATTCCTCTTGGCATTGTAGTTGATCAGCCTTGCTAATCTCAACACCGAATTTCTTCTCTCTGCTGTTTCTAGGAAATTTTCTCTTGCGTTTAAATCCACTCTGAATGAAAGTGCTTGAGCCACATAAGCAATCAAGTCGATCAGTGCAACATATTCAGAACTCTCTACGAAATCGTTGAAATCATCTGGATAGTTCTCACGAAGATACGCCACCATGGTCCTTCTAAGTGTCTCAAAGTCGTAGCTCTTGAAATCTGCCTGCTGGAATGATTGGTAGATTTTTCTCCAATCTTCGGCAACTAGTAATCGGTTCTGTCTATCTGTTGTGGCCATAGTTTTATCAACTTGTTAACAACGATATTTATGTGTTAGGAAATGTGCGTACTTTAAGATAGGCGCAACAGTGAGTTCTCATCAAAGTTGAATCTCAGTTTCTCTGTGATATCCAAGGGAACATATGTAATAGTTGCCTGTATGGCTATGCCCTTGTCTGCTTCTGATACCAATATCTCCTCTGTGGCTATACGTGGATCTGCGTTGAGAATTGCTGTAACATCGTCAATAATGGCGTCCTTTAGTGCTTCAGTGAACGGTTCGAACAGTGCGTCGTATATTATAGTGCCGAACTCTGGGTTCTCCACCCTCTCGCCCTTTCTTATGCTCAGTCTGTTTATGAGATCCTGTTTGGCACATTCAAAGTCGTACAGTTTGAAGTTCTGTTTGTCCGCCCTGGAACTGAAACCCTTGAAAGTCACTGTCTTGTTACTCAGATTTGATCCACCGCCGCTACCGCTACCGCTACCGTATGCCATTAGTTCAATCTCCTAAATTCAACATCCACCTTGCTGTAATCCACCATGTAGAATCCTGTGTCTGTCATTTGTCTAGCCCATGGAACTTCCTGGGCCATCACGCCCTCGTATGTTCCTGCTGACTGTTTGTATTTAAACGAATATATGTTGATGCCTGTGGGTGACTTGCCAACTAATCGTATGTCTTCCTTGAGTCTGACATCGCTGAATCTTGTTGTGAAGAATGTGCCCACGGCCGTAACCGCTGAAGAAATAGTGCCACTGCCAAGTTTTATGCCACCAATCGACGTCACCAAGCTGGTGAATCCCGATGGTTGGAAGCTGGGACCGAAGCCGCTTGATTTGAAGAAACTTGCCGACGAGCCGGCTAGGGATTTTTTTAAGAAACCTGTTGCCGTGGACTTCAAGGTCGAAATACCAATCTGTGTAGCAACGTTTGTGATGTTGCCTGCCATCACATTCTTGTACACGTTCGTTACCGTGCTCACGTTACCTGCTATCGATCCCATGTTTCCTATGTTTAAATTTCCTGTGATGCCCTGTACATTTTTCAGCACGTTGTTTAGAGATGTGCCATATACATTTCCAGCTGTCCCAAATTCATCTACAATGTTTCCACTAGATCCACCTCCCAGTGAGAACAATTTTCCGGATGCATTAGTGAACACGTTGTCCTTGAACAACTGCACTGCACCGTTTCCGGATATGCTTTCTATCACCTGGTTGGTCAGCTGTTTCGTTACATTTTTCTTGACATCCGCCACACTGTCGCTGAGGTCGAAGTTCTTTAACTTGTTGGATATGCTTTCTATCTCTTTGAACTTGCCCTTTGACTGGTTTATCACGTTGAATGTCTTGTCATAGTTGTTTCCAAATTCTGTCACAAACTCTCGTGCCTTGATAGAACTTGTTGAATTGCCCATTTTCTCTTTGAGATATCTCTCCGAGTCTGCCTGGAACTGACCAAGCCTGATGCTCTCTATGGCCGATATCCTGTTTTTCTGTTCCATGTACTCCACCGTGCCTGGTGTGTTGGAAAGCCTGTACCACTGCTTGGTGTCCAGACGATCGCCTAGTGGATCCGAGCTTGGCAGGTGTCCTTCCGAAGTGAATCCCTTGAATCTTGGCATGGGTTCGTGTGTGACGAATCTGTGTACTGTGGTCTTTGTTTTCTTTGTGAAAGATTGTAGTGGTTCAATGCCCTTCTTGGCCAGTTCCACGTCTCCCTCTTCCCTGGGTGTGATTCCAACCTTATCAGTGGTCAGCCAATCTGGTCCCCATTGTGGACTCGCACCTGTTGAGTTCATGTGTACCTGCGATCCCGCCAGGTGTACTGCTCCACCGGCTCCGTGCAGTTGTACGCCAGGTGTGAATGATGTCAATCCGTCCCTTGCGAAATCCCTTATGGATCCTGCCTGTGAGCTGTTGAATATCCCCTTGTCTCCGATGTTGAACATGGCCGAGGCCGACTGTATCATGTCTGTCTCCGCACTCATCCTTATGGATCCTGCGGCGTGCATGTTGATGTTGGCATCACTGTGTAGGTTGAAGTCACCTTGTGTCCTGATGTTTATCCCTCCCACTCCCGAGTAAAGATCTATCTTGCCGTCCCGGTTCATCTCTATCCATGCGTTACCTGAACCATTGGCTATGTAAACTATGCCGTCTGTGTCATGCATCAGCAATTGGTGTCCAGAGGCCGTCCTCAATCTCGTCAGTTGGTTGGTACCGTCAGCGGCTCCGTCATCCATGGTGAACGTGTGTCCCGGTGTCCTCACGACATAGTCAGTCGCTCCCGAATCCTTTGCACCCACCTGTTGTTTAGTTGTTCCGGTGTCTTTACGGCCCGGTGTGCTGATACCAAAAACTTGGCTGGGTGATTCCCTACGTGCTGAACTTGAGGTGTTACCCCTTATGTCATCTGCACCCAATCCCTGTTTGACCAGTACATCAGCGAATGGGTGTATGGGTTTTGGAATTGCATCATAGTTGTTGTTCGGTAAGGCATTCACAGATGTCCTGTTCATTTCTCCTGCAGGAACATTTGTTGATCCATACGTTGATATTTTGTCTTTCTGATATCCTGCATCTGCACCTTCAAATGTTCCATCCAGGCTGTCGTATGTGTTGGTGCTGGACGCTATGCCCGGTGTCATATGATTGGTGTAGGGATCCTGTACGCAACCTATCCAGAAGGCCTGGTTCATTTTTCCCTCTGCGAATATAACCAATACACTGGTCTCTAGATCAGGCGGTACTGCCCAGAATCCGTATGAGTGTTGTGTGTGTTCATATTCCGTTGATCCCGGAATGCTGTGTCTCGTTCCCTTGGCTCCATAGAAAGGAGAAAGGTAGTCACATGTGATCAGCTGTTGTTCCGTTCCGTTGCCGGTCTGTGCCAGTGCTGGTATCAGCACCCTCAGCCTACCCATCCTGGTAGGATCCACGTTGCCCTTGACTATGCCTATGTATGGTCCTGGGGATTCCCGTGACCAACTCTGGTCCTTGCCCGGGGCCTTGGCGTTTGATGCATCACCTTTTAAATAGTTGTGTAGACTCATTATCCTAAAAATCCTTTTATTTTACTCTTTGCGCCTGCGTAGAGAGTTTGTATCTTTCTACCAATATTAATTACGTCTGAGACTGCGCCACCCTCAGTTTCTAGGAATGCCTGGTACTGTTTGTTGCTCAGTATCGTGCTTTCCCCTTTGTAGTCGGTGGATTTGTACTCCGCCGCTGGACTAGATATGTACACTCCCTGATTATTGAACCTGACCAGGTGCAGTACGTTGGTGTATTTCCCACTGTCGAAGCTGTGTTCCACCTGTATCACCCTGTACAGTCCAGAGAACATGGCCTGCTGGTTTGATCCCATCTCGTATATTCCACGCTTGTCGTCCACGTCAGTCGGCATCTTGAAATTCAGCATCACGATCGGTTCCGCCAGGTCTGCGTTGTAGCACCTACGTTTCGAATCCCATATGGCCTCCAGATTGTTCCTCCAGTACCCTATGTCCTTGTCACGGCTGATCCCAGATCCCACTTTCTCAGGATTTGCCGGTATGAACTGTGACTGTCCCAACCATGCCGGGTCTCCCAGTATCTCCATCCTGATGTTCACCATGTCCGCCAATGGGTGCGTCAGTTCGTCTATGAACTGGTCCACCAGTGTGAAAGATTTTCCCGTTTTCCCCGTGCCACTTGACTTGGTGATTGTCACCTCACTCTTCAGGACAAGGCCGTCGTCGTAGACCGGTTTGGGATTTGATACCCCTCCTGTTCGTTCTGATGTTGTTTTTTCTACCTTGTTCTGTCTACCATCCGATGCATCCACGTCCTTGAGTTTGCTCTGGAAGTACGCATACTTGTAGTTTATGTTGAGATCCAACACATCCACGTTGTCGCCCGTGAACATGTAGTTGTAGGTCTTGTACACGAAACTCTTGAAATTATCGCCTGTGCTGACTCCTGGTATGGCCAGTGAATAGGCATGCACCCGGTAGGGCTCTATCACGAACTTGATCAGCTTGGCATTGGTCTGCCTCTTGTTGTCGAACCGCGCCAGCGGTATCAGGCTGGACCTGATCCTGAAGTAGTCGAAGTACATGTTGGGCCGACTCTTGGCGGTCTCATACACACCTTCAGCGCCTGCTCTATCCTGTGCCGCTACAAACTGATCTGCCACCTTGGTCTTCCATTCCTCAAACTTGTCTTCGGAGAACATGGGGTGTGATTTCATAGTCTCTTCCAGTATCTTCGTTATGGAATTCCCTGTGTTGATCTTCATGAAGTCCACTGGTACATCTCCCGTGTCCACTGCCTGTGATGACATGGCCGCGGATTCCAAACTTGTCCTATCCAGTGGGCTAGTGTCAGACTTGAATGATTCGTCAATGGATATCTTGTACT